TGTGTCCAAAGATACGCATTTGTGTGAACGGACTATGAATTTTAGCACTCTCACTCTAAGAGTGCTAAAAGCATCGGATTTTGTTGCATTTGACGAGCAGCCTGCCCCAAAACCGCCCATGTCTACCCGATGTCTACCTGCTGAAACGCCTGGGGCGCAAGGGTTTGCGGGTTTTCCGAGAGGGTCGCCGTCTACCCTTCCGTCTACCCAATTTTTCGCGCCGATTCCCGAAGCGCCTGCTATTTCTGCGAAAATTTTTGAAATTTCCGAAAATATATGGGGGTACGATATCCCCATACAAAGAAGGTGATTTCTTGCCCTGCTATCATCCGCTGAAAGCCTTTGTTTTAGGCGAAAAAGATGGTAAACGGTTGCTTAAGGTGACGAGCTACGAGGTAGACCATCTTGAACGTTCTGGCGATGGCTTTGCGTGTATGCGTAGTCCTCCTATTGGCCGTCCCGGTGATGTTACGGAGTTTATTGAGATTCCTTGTGGTAAGTGTTCCGGCTGTCGTCTCCAGCGTTCGCGTGAATGGGCTAACCGATGTATGCTGGAGCTTGAATATCACAAGTCAAGTTACTTTGTAACGCTTACTTATGATGATGGTCATGTTCCGATTCATTATTATTCCGACCCGGAGACCGGCGAGGCTCTGCCGAGTATGTCCCTTGTGAAGCGAGATTTTCAACTTTTTATGAAGCGTCTCCGGAAGAAATTCGGTGAAGGTATTCGTTTTTTCGCTTCTGGTGAGTATGGTTCTCTGACGTTTCGCCCTCACTATCATGCAATCATTTTTGGATTGGATCTTCATGATCTTGTTCCCTATAAGCGATCTGCGCAAGGTTTTCAATATTTTAATTCTGCGTCTCTTCAAGAAGTTTGGCCGAATGGTTTTGCTGTTGTAGCTCCTGTGACCTGGGAGACTTGCGCTTATACCGCTCGTTATGTCATGAAGAAGCTCACCGGCCCTGAGGTTGAGTTCTATGAGAACTTCAATATTGTCCCTGAGTTTTCGCTTATGTCTCGCAAGCCCGGTATTGCCCGGCAGTATTACGAGGATCATCCCGACCTATATGAACATGAGTTCATCAACATTTCGACTGAGAAAGGAGGAAGGAAGTTTCGACCTCCGAAGTATTATGACAAATTGTTTGATCTCGATTGTCCGGAAGAATCTGCCAAGCTTAAAGCTGTTCGTCAGAAGATGGCAGCTGAAGCTCAGAAAGCAAAATTACAGAAAACCACACTTAGTTATTTAGACCAGCTTGCCGTTGAAGAACGGAATCAGCTGGCCCGAATAAAATCATTGAAAAGGAGTTCTATCTAATGCGTAAGAAAATGCGTCCCAAGAAAGACAAGAAGGTCTTTCGCCGTACTGCTGCGAAGTCCAAGAAGATTAACATTAACCCGACTGTTTTCCGAGGAGGTATCCGGCTGTGATTTGTCTTGTTGTAGATGATCATATCGTTGCTATCGGTCCTGATTGGATGGAGCATCATTTTCTTGAAGATGCTGCTGAACGTTTTCCCGGTAAGAGTATTTCTATTTTGATGGAGGTAAAAGAATGAAGTACGGTGTTTATTCTATTCGTGATGCCCGGACGGGCTTTCTTCCCCCTACGGTAGACCAGAACGATTCTTCCGCTATGCGGAATTTTGCGCACGCCTGTATGCAGAAGGAAAGCCTTCTTTTTTCTCACATTGAGGATTATGCTCTCTGCAAGATTGGCGAGTTTGATAACGAGACCGGCACGATCTCAACCCAGCTTCCCGAGGTTATTTTGGATGGTACTTCCATCCAGAGAAAGGATGTGTAATCATGCATGATGAAAAGCTTGGATTCTCTACTCAGTATCGTCCGCGAACTCGTTTCATTTCAAATGGAGGTCAGCGCGAAAGGATTCTCTATCAGCCTAAATTTGATGAAAATGGTGTTATGGATCTCGTTGAATCTGGCAAAGAAGACCTTTACGATTTCATTCAATCGCACGCCGAATCCGTCGATATCCACGTGATTCTTGCTCGATTTCAGAACGGCGACGTTGACGCGTGTCCAAGGCGCTTATGGTGATTTCACCAATATGCCCACGTCCTACGCTGAGCTTCTGAATAGGGTCAACGAAGGTCAGAGCTTTTTCAATTCTCTTCCTGTGGATATCCGCGCAAAGTTTAACCATAACTTTGCGGAGTTCATGGCTGGTATGGACAAGCCTGATTTCCTCGACAAGCTCGGAATCAAGCCCGAGCGAGAGCCCGACCCGTCCCAGGAGGAAAAACCGGCTGTTGAGCCGAAAAAGGAGGTTGCGGAATGAATCGCAATGTTGAATCCCATTTTGCTCTTAATCCTACGAACATTGATATCCGGCGTTCGACGTTTGACCGTTCGCATTCACTTAAGACTTCGTTTAATGTTGGTGACATTGTACCTTTTTTCGTTGACGAGGTTTTACCGGGAGATACGTTCAACGTGGACACATCCAAGGTTGTGCGCCTGCAGACGCTGCTCACTCCTGTCATGGATAACATCTATCTCGATACGTATTTCTTTTTCGTACCGAACCGGCTTACTTGGTCTCATTGGAAGCAGTTCAACGGTGAGAATACGGAATCCGCGTGGATTCCTCAGACGGAGTATGAAATTCCTCAGATTACTGCTCCTGCTGATGGTGGATGGTCTGTTGGAACTATTGCCGACTATTTCGGTGTGCCTACTGGCATTCCTTCTCTTTCCGTTAGTGCTCTTCCCTTCCGAGCTTATGCGTTGGTTATGAACGAGTGGTTTCGTGATGAAAACCTATCTGACCCGCTCGTTGTTCCCGTCGATGATGCTACTGTAGCCGGCGTTAATACCGGCACGTTTGTGACCGATGTTGCGAAAGGCGGTCTTCCCTATAAGGCTGCCAAGTATCACGATTATTTTACCAGCTGTCTTCCTTCTCCGCAGAAAGGCCCGGATGTTTTGATTCCCTCGGCTACTTCTGGTGAATATCCTGTTGTTACCCGTGAACAGCCTCACGATCCCGGTGGATATGTTTTGACCGGTGTTTCTAATATTTCTTTTGCTTTTGGAGATCGACCGGTTAATATCTACGATTCCCTTGCTTTCAAGCCCGTTGCTTCTGGTTCCAATTATGCTGGCATTACTGGTCTTAGTGGTGGTGCTGACAAGCCAGGTTTTGACCCTGTTAACCTTTATGCGGTTTCTTCCGGTGGTCTCGGTGCTTCCATCAATCAGCTCCGCATGGCTTTCCAGATTCAGAAACTCTATGAGAAAGACGCCCGTGGCGGTTCTCGTTACATCGAAATTCTTAAGTCTCATTTCGGTGTGACTTCTCCGGATGCCCGTCTTCAGCGTCCTGAGTATCTTGGTGGTAACCGTGTCCCCATCAATATCAATCAGGTTGTGCAGCAGTCGGCCACGGCCTCCGGCGAAACTGCCCAAGGTACTGTTACTGGTATGTCCGTTACCACGGATACCCATTCCGATTTCACCAAGTCTTTCACTGAGCATGGTTTTGTCATCGGTGTTATGGTCGCTCGTTACGATCATACTTACCAGCAGGGTCTTGAACGTTTCTGGTCTCGTAAGGATCGTTTTGATTACTATTGGCCTGTTTTTGCCAACATCGGTGAGCAGGCCGTGAAGAACAAGGAGATTTTTGCGCAAGGTCCGGCTAAGCTCGATTCTGCTGGTGCTGTCATTGACGATCAGGTTTTTGGCTATCAGGAAGCGTGGGCTGATTATCGCTACAAGCCTTCTCGCGTCACCGGTGAGATGCGTTCTCAGTACGCGCAGTCCCTCGATGTTTGGCATCTTGCTGATGATTATTCTGCTCTTCCTATGCTTTCGGATTCTTGGATTCGTGAGGATAAGACGAATGTGGATCGTGTGCTTGCAGTCACTTCTGCTGTCAGCAATCAGTTGTTTGCCGATATTTACATTAAGAACCGGACTACCCGTCCTATGCCTATGTATTCCATTCCTGGTCTGATTGACCATCATTGAGAGGTGATCTAATGACTACTGGTAAGGATGCTTCTCAGGTTCAGAGCGTGCCGGCTGTCGGTAATTTGGATTCTGCTCTTTCTCGTATCACTCGGACTGCTTCAGAAAACACCGCTAAAAGCGCTCAGTTGGCTTCTGAGCAACGCGACTGGCAGGAGCGTCAAAATGCTTTGGCTATGCAGTTCAACGCTCAGGAGGCCGCTAAAAGCCGTTCTTGGCAGGAATACATGAGCAATACTGCGCACCAGCGTGAAATTCGTGATCTTAAGGCAGCCGGTTTGAATCCGGTTCTAAGTGCTATGGGAGGTAACGGCGCTGCCGTTACCTCCGGTGCTACCGCTTCCGGCGTGACCTCTGCTGGTGCTAAAGGTGAGGTTGATACCTCTGCTAATGCTGCTCTTGTGCAAATGCTTGGATCGGTGCTTTCTGCTCAAACCCAGTTGCAAACTGCAAATGTCAATGCACGTACACAGGAAGCAGTTGCCGATAAGTACACCGCTATGGAGAAGCTCGTTGCTCAGATTGGCGCCGATGCTTCTAAATATGGTGCTCAGCTTGGTTACGCTGGCTCTAAGTATAATGCTGATATGCACTATGCTCTTGGTAAGTATCAGACTGATAAAGGATTTGAGAATCAGGTTTTTCTTGAGCAGAACTATCCTTCTAATTATGTTCAAGCTGTCAATTCTATTCTCAAGGCTCTTGGCCTTGATGTTACTGGCGGTTCTACTTCCGGTGAAGGTTCTGTTTCTGCTGAACAGTACGCTAAGCTTATGGAAAAGTATAATGCTGCTCTTCTTGGTTCAGGTCCAAAACGTTCTAAGCATCAGAGATAAAGAAAACAGAAAGCTCCGGAGCTCTGCTTCGGAGTTTCTGTTTTGCCTGCAAGCGTTAGCGCGCACAGCGAATAGATATGCACCAGCGAGCGCCAGCGAGCGAACACAGCCCCATTACTCTCTTGATGTAATGGGGCTGAGTGACACCGCGATAAGCAAAATGCTCTCTTTAGGTTATTGACAAGCTATGAATATATGATATACTAATGAATATAATAAACTGTAAGGTGATTAAATGAAAAATGATGATAAAGATAAAATGCTTGATGATTTTTGTTTACAGATGCTTTTGCTTGTTGGAGCTGGTGTTGCTCTAATTGTTATTATTTGTTCTTTTCTTTGATTTGTCCTCCTGAATTTTTGTGATGAGGATACGATATCGCCTATTTGACCCGTTTTTGCAACATTTTCTCCGTTTTGCACA